GTGGTCAACGCCGCTCTGCTATTTGGGCTGGTCTTAATTGGGATCACCAAGACACGATGAAGTTTATTCATCTTAAAGACCACACTCCAGAACTCAAAGCACTCAAAGAAAAAGATTTTAATTTTCGTCTACCGATGGAGTTTACAAACATTTCTGTTATCTACGACACAAACTTCTTTATTGCTGTTGAGGATGAATCACATCCCAATCACGCTAACGCAAAACAAATCTGGCTTGAAAACTGTAAACAAGCTTTCTCGACAGCAGAGCCGGGAATGTCATTTAATTTCAGGAAAGACGCAGAGTCTCTCCGCAACGCTTGTACAGAAGTAACCTCTGAGGATGACTCAGATAAGTGTAATCTTGGCACAGTCTGGATGAACCGTTGTAAAGATAAAGCAGAGTTTGCAGAAGTGGTTAAATACGCAACTCTATTCCTTCTCTGTGGAAGTATTTACTCTGACGTACCAACCGCTAAGATCCGTGAAGTGGGATCTAAGAATAACCGGATTGGTTTGGGACTCGGCGGAATCCATGAATGGTTGATGCTTCGTGGACATAAGTATGAGTGCGTACCAGAACTCCACAAATGGCTTGCAATCTACGAGCGGGAGTCTGACTCAGCAGCATTCATTGGCGCAAAACAATTGAATGTAGCCGTTCCTAAAGGCGTTAGAGCCATTGCTCCAACAGGCACGATTGGCATCATTGCAGAAACTACCACAGGAATTGAACCATTGTTCTGTAAAAGCTATAAGCGACGTTATTACAAAGAAGGTAAGTGGATGTACCAGTATGTAGTAGATGGTGCTGTTAAACGACTTATGGAGCAAGGTGTAAAAGTCGAAGATATCCAAGACTCATATGATATCTCGTTTAAAGAACGGGTTAAATTCCAAGCTGACGTTCAACAGTATGTTGATATGTCTATCTCTTCAACTTGTAATATGCCCTCTTGGGGATCAGAAAAAAACAACGAGGAAACTCTTGAAGAGAATGCTAAAATTCTGTTAAAGTATGCTAAGAGACTTAGAGGATTTACCGTCTATCCTGATGGATGCAGAGGCGGTCAACCTCTAACCAAAGTCCCACTACAGGACGCTCTTTCTGTAGAGGGATTAGTCTTTGAAGAAAGAGAAGGCGAATGCGTTGGGGGTGTTTGTGGAGTATAATGAAATGTCTATCGAACGTTCTGTAAATAAATCAGTTGAAGCACCTGTTGATGGTGTGTATAGGTATGAATTAATTCCCGCAGAAAAACCAGTTGATTATTACATTGATCTTTGGTATCAGTTTTCTATGGGGATGGACACAAAACGGCTGCTTACTGAATACAATGACGCTGTTTACCTAGAAAAAGGTGATTGTGTTGTAATTCAAGACGATGTTATTACAGTAAAGAAAAAAGAACATAAATTAAAATTAGTAGTAAATAATGATGGCTGAAATTAAACATAAAAGTGGATACATTTACTTGAAAGTAACAGGTGGAACTTACCGGTTAGACTACAATTTGTATACACAAAAAGATCCTAATTGGGTAGTTTCTTTTGAGTACGATTGGGATGAGTGGATGAGACAATCTGGATATAATCCAATACCAGATGAAACTCAACAAACAAAGTCATGTTTTCATGATTGGAAAGAGTATTGTGGGTTTACAGATAAGTATTGGTATTGTGAAAAGTGCGATGTAAAATCTAAAGAAGACCCAAACCTCATAATTAAATTCTAATGAAAATAGAATTACAGAAGTATACAAACATCCGACCAACAATTAAATCAATGATTGAAAATAATCAAAACAGAGATCATGTAGATCTTGTAGCAAACATGGCGGTTGCTTGTAATTGTCCCGTGATTGTCTGCTGTTATTATTACGCAGAGGCATTGGGTCATATGCCAAAAGAAACCAGTAATCAAATAAACAACTTGATGAACTTCTATAAGTACAATACCATTGAAGGTATTGAAACACTCAAGGAGTGGAAATGAATTACGTTTATTTGGTAATTGAAAATATTGAACTAGCAAAAAACGATATTGAAAGAACCGTAGTTGAAGCGCATCTATCAAAAGAGTCGGCTTTGTCTGCTTGCAAGGCATACAACCAACACGGCAAGGAATGTTGGGTTGATGAGATCAAGTGCGTAACAAACACAAACCTCCAACAAAAATTAAATCTTTTATGAAGAAAAAAGAATACACAATTCAAGTAGATGGAAATACAACTACAGTATCATCTCCTGATTATTCTAAAATTACTGTCCCAACAAGTGAAGCTACCAAAACCGCAATAAAAGTTGTTCATCCAGAACATTACAACAAAGGTATTGAATGTTGGGATTACATCGTATCTCACAACATGGGATTCCTTGAAGGTAATATCATTAAGTATGTAACAAGATACAAACATAAAAATGGTAAAGCTGATCTCTTGAAAGCTAAAGAATATCTTGATAAGCTGTTAGAGCAAGTTGAATAAGTTAATTGGGACGGCGTGGGAAGCTGTGTGCTGGCAAGACGAATATCCTTAAATGGCGTAAAGGCGACAGGCACTGGAGACACGCAAGACACAGAAGCTGCATTGAATGTACTGTTGAAACACCCACGTTAGGGGCTGCTCAATGCTGGCAGGGGTCGCGCCCTGCTCCCAATTTTATCCAGTATGTTAAAGTAAGTTTAACTTACTGACTAGGAGTGTTATGACATTACCAGACGAAAGAACAAGAGCAACCGTAAACGCTAGAAACTTTCTTTATGATTTAACTGACCCAAAGAAAACACCTCGTGTTCCCAAGTCAGTTAGAGAACAAGCATTACGTATTCTTAAACACTATCCTTGGAACTTGCATTTAGATATTACATCCGCTGTTATGCCCGATGTGTGGGGTAAAACTGAAAATGAAAAATGAATATACTCATTTGATGTTTGATAAACAAGATGCTTCTATTCATTCAATTGAATTACAGAAATGTAAAAGACAAATTAGATATCTTAAAGAAGATCTTTCAAATTTAAAAATGTTAGTGTTTGGACATTTGCTTAGTTTCTTATTATTAGCAGTAGCTTTATTGACTAAAATGTAGTTGATATCGACTAACATTTAATAGATAGAAACCTCACTATTATCTTTACTTACTTTCTTTGAATATGTATTCTTTACATATGAAAAAGACATATCGTTTGAAGCTTCACGAAAAGACAATTAGATATCTAAAGAAAATCAAAAGAGAGTACGGTGTCAAACTTTCCGTTGGTCCTATTCAAGAATTTGATATTGGGTATTTTAATATGCCTGAAGCAGCGGGATATTATTTCATCTGCGATGATAACGAATATATCTATGTAGCAAATCGTCAAGGCTTTAAATATAGCCACGATGTAGTTGTATTGCATGAAATCGGTCATCTCTTGATGAATCGACATAGGTATGTTAAATACAACAATCAAGAAGAATCATTTGCAAACGGGTTTGCCTTGGCCAAGGCACAGGAACTAGGTATATACGTCCATCCAGAGATGGTTCTTGAAATGTGTAAATACTCTGAAACCTATTGGAATAGGGCTAACGAAAGAAAGAAAAAAACAAAGAAAGCAAAAAACAAATGAAGAACAAACTTTCTCATAGTGCATCCAATCAATTCATGGATTGTCCCACTAAGTGGAAGTACCACTATGTAGATAGGCTCCGTTCTAAAACACATCATGCTGCTCTTGCATTTGGTTCCGCTGTAGACTCGGCTGTCACCACTTTACTTAAAGGTGGGGAAAAGAAGCCCGAGGATATATTCGCTTACTTCTGGAGGTTTCAAGATATCAATGGCAAACAAACATATCTTCCTACTTCTACTCAAATTGTTTATGCTAACTCTGATTATGATGAGGAGCTACTCCTTCCTGAAGATATTGATAAGCTTAGAGAAGAGTTTAAACTGGAAGATCCTTTGGCTGAAGTGCAAAAGGTTTATAGTGAGAAAGATTACTTGGGGTTTGATGGACTCCCTGAAGATAGGAAGAAGATCCTAAACTATGCCAACTGGCTATCGCTTTATCGCAAAGGCTTGCTGATGGTACAAGCTGTGCGAGAAGAGGTAATGCCAAAGATCAAGAAGGTTCATGGCTCACAGGTTTACTGTAAGCTTGAGAACGATGTTGGTGATCTTATTGTTGGCTATGCCGATATGGTGGCAGAGTGGGAAGGATATGATGAACCTATTATCTTTGACTTTAAAACTTCTGCGAAAGATTATGCGGTCGATTCGGTACTTACGTCGCCGCAATTGACTTTGTATGTTCACTCTCTCAGTAGCGAGTACAAGAACACCCGCCGCGCCGGGTACATCGTACTAAACAAGAACGTGAGAAAGAACCGGACAAAGATCTGTAAGAAGTGTGATTATGTAAACGAAGGCACTAACCACAAGAGTTGTAATAACACAGTGGATGGTGTACGTTGTAACGGGGAGTGGAATTCAAAGCTAAACCCAAAGATCCACGTACAAGTTGTGATCGACTTGATTCCAGAGAAGACAGAACAGATTGTCCTTGAGAACTTTGATTACATCAATGCGTCTATTAAGAATGGGGTATTCCATCGGAATTTCTCAAGCTGCGTGAAGCCTTATGGGAAATGTACATTCTATGGCCTCTGTTACAAGGACGACTCAAGTGATCTAGTTAAGCTGGAGGAGAAATGAGTTATTACGAGTATTACAGAGAGGTTATTGAACTTAGAGGAAAACTATACGACATGGAAAAAGAAGCTTTGAGATTAATGAAAGAAAATACCAGACTGAAAGAGGCTCTGCAAGCTATTGCGTTTGGGGTCTGGATTGAAGGCGAGCTACAAGAAGGCCAATACAGAGGCAAACAACAGCACGAAATTGCCCGCTCCGCATTGGAAGGAGAATGATTATGTCATTGGGTTCGTTTTATCTTTTTGCTGGATTCGCTGGTTTGTTTCTAAGTGTTGTCATTATGTTAGTGAATAAAAAATGAAAGAACATTTAATTAGATTAATTTTAGATTTGTTCTACACAGCTTGTTATATATTTCTAGTACACGCTGGTTATAATATAACAGATAAGCTTCAAGCTGGTAGAAATAATGTTGTTCAGTATATTATAGCTTGGGTAGTAGCAGCAACAATAATGTTCTTCTTGACCAAACAGCGTTATGATAAAGAAGTAGAAGAGGGT